TACATCTCAGACCAAAATTCTTGTAATGTTAACACATTGTCAGTATACACTCCCCACTGAGCTATAGCTTGACCAGTCATTAACAGGCCTTTCCAGCCGCCGCCTAAGACTCTTTTTGTTAACAGTTTACTTCTTTGTAATGCTCTTTGAAATTTTGTTTTTATTTTAGGATCAGTCTTGGCTGCTTCCTTCATAACTTCTTTTGGAGTGCCAGTAATTTTTTTACCATCACTTGTAGTGTACTGAAGTTTATTTCCTTGAACTTTTAATCTTGCATTATCAAGTTGTTTAGCAATATCTCTTGCTTTTTGTGCATTTCGTTCTGTGCCAACTACTTGACCAGACTGAGTACTAACAATATTCCAACCATTTTGACCAGCACGTACAGCTCTAAAGCCGTCATTTTCAAAGATTGTTGTTTCAAAGATTTCTGATGCAAACATTTAAATTATTCCTAAATTATATACAATGTATTTATGTTATTCGCTACGCGAATAAAGTTTTCGCTAACGCTCAAACTAAACACTTCGTTTGTATGATATAATTTATTTATGAAGATCATTATCACGTAAGTGATAATGTTTAAGCTTCATGTAGATTGTTTCAGTCAGACGGAACCACTTACGGTTCCATCTAATCTCAAAACTTCATGTGAGTTCGTCACAGCCGAGACTTGGAAGTAGGTATTTGTTATACTGCTACACAATGGGCTCTGACCTTTCCCAACCTACGTCGACATATGTAACATAAAGAGTGCATAAAACGCTTTTATGCTTTCTTTATAATACATTACCCGTTGCTTCGTTCCTGTGCATACGGTTTTTGTGTGTAATGTGCAGTTTTTCGACAGCCAACAATCAGTCTATGCCAATCAAACACCCTACTACCGGATGCCGCTCAGCATGTTACGTGTGCTCCTATACGGATGCTTTTTCCACAGCGGTATTTTTAAACTGGCCCGCTAACCTTATGTGTTGGATTGTTTTGCCTTAATGCTATGTTCTAATAGAGCTTGTTTTAATTTGTCTGATCCGCCAACTCTTACGTTAATAATACCGTTATAATAATCATCTGTTTCTAATACACGGCGGTCAAATTGCTCTCTTGCCTCAATGTAGGACATTTCGCCCCTGCCTTTACATAGGTATAGGATTTCTCTTGTGAAATTTTCTTCGCCTAACTTTGCTACGTCTGCGTTTAATCTATCGGACGAACCCCAATAGGTTTTCCAGTCTGACTCTTTGTAGCCTCTACGTTTATTTTTTTTGCCTTTGAGTGGTGGCTTTGTTGTTTTAAATTTGGCTAATTTTTTGCCTATGTATTTTTGCCCAGTGGTAAGATTGGTTATGAGATATACAAAGCCTTCGTATTCATCTGGTATAGTTTCTATTACTTTGCCTTCATAAGTCCACTGCATAGTGATACTTATTTTTTACTTTTTTTGTTAGCCTCTTTCTTGGCATTATAATCGTTGTGTATCTCAGACATGCGCTGATGTGCAAGTTCACGAATTTTTCGCAACCAACGTCTACTGGCGGCGTGTGTTCTATGAGACCTGCGAGATTCAAATGCCTCGTTTGCCTTATAATATTCTAAATAAGCCTTAGTTAATTTGTCATGTGTATCGTCATCTATCATTCTACTACTTCTATGTCGTTTTCATAACTTGTAAACCCATTTTCTTTAACAACTTTTAAAATATGATTAACACGACCAATAAGTTCGTCTTTGTGAGAAATAAGATATACATTTTTATCTCTTTCTCGAGTCATTTTCTTAAGTACACCAAGCGAGTTTTCAACACCTGCTGTATCCATACCACTATCAATCAACTCGTCAATGAATAGCAAGTTGATATTTTGATATAGACTTTCCCAAACATCGCGGAATGCAAAACTTAAACCTAAAATAAGTCTGTTACGCTCGCCTCGTGACAAGTTATCAAAGTCTAAATCTTGACCTAATTGTGTAATTTCAACAGCTAAGTCATTTTGGAACACAACTTGATGCGGCAAACCTAATTTATCGAGATAATATGTAAGTCTGTTGTTAAGATATGCAAGATTTTGCTCAATAATTTTCTTACGAATAAAACTATCTTTGTTCGTAAGTAGTTTTAATAAGAATTCTTGGTGATCTTTAAGATTGGTAAGCTCATTAACTGGAGTCCAATTAATTTCTTGAAGTGCTTCATTTTTTAAATCATCAATTTGTGATTGATATGGATCTTCCTCGTCTTTTTTGTTGTTAAGTGTTTGTTTTAAGTTCTCAACATTGTTTCTATGTTCATATGCTTCTTTAGCTGTGTCATAAAATGTAACTGGTTTAACATCTAACTCGCCAATATTATCAAGTCCTTTTAACACTTCTTCTAATTTACCGTTAATGTCGGCTTGATAAGCCATTGCTTCTTCTAATTCTTTGGCCTTTTCTAATAGAATTTCTTGCTTTTTATCTTCATGTAACGGTTGATTACATGCATAACACATTGCATTATCGAGCTCTAAAACATCTTTTTCTACCTTGGTTACACGTTTATCGGCTTGTATAAGTGCAGAGTCTAAAGTACTTTTTTCTTTGTTTAGTGCAGTCTTTGCCTTGTCTAATTCAGACCAATTTTGTAATTTTTCATGTAATTCGAGCTCTTGATCAATGTCTAAATGCTCTAATTCGTCAACTGCTTGCTGTAATTTGCTTAGATCTTGCTGTTTTTTAGTATTCCAAGCACTTTGTTTGGTTTTTAAACTTTTAATTGTATCTTCAATATGTGAATTAGCATTTTGTACTGCTTCAATCTTAACAGTTTCTTCTGTAATTTGATCTTTAGTCTGACGAACTTGATCTTTTAATGATTCTGCCTTTTCAGATAAGATAGTAATACCAAGCAACTGCTCAATAATAGCACGTTGATCATTTTGACGCATTGATAAGAACGGTTCTGAGTATGTATTAAGTGCAACGATGTGTTTAAACATATCGTGCGACATACCTAACAAGTCATTTAAGTATTCTTGCGTTTTGCGACTATCGCCTTGCGATTCGTCTTCTACTTGTTCTTCGTTATTGATATAAAATTTAAAGAAAGTAGGAGATCTGCCTCTTTCAATCCGATATTCACTACCGTCTTTTTCAAAATCAAGCGAAACAACCATACCTTTAGAATTTGTCTTGTTGATAAGATTGTTTCGCTTGATGTTTGTTAGTGCTTGGCCGTACAAGGCGTAGGATAATGCGTTAATTATCGTAGTTTTACCTGTACCGTTTCGTGAGCCTGAGTCGTCACCTCCTTGATCGAGATTTTCACCAAGCACTAAGGTCAGTTTTTCTTTGTTAAAGTCTACAGCCTGGGTTTGATTGCCCACACTCATAAAGTTTTTTACTGTTAAATCTTTAATTTTAATCATAATTCGTTATAAATGTCCAATAGCATTTTTTTATTGAAGTTGTCGCTGTCGATTGCGGCAATTTCTTTGGATACAATTTCATCTACACTTTCAAACTGTGTAATATCTAAGTCTGTAGAAATTTCTTCAATTTGTTTTTGCGGAATTAGTGTAATTTCACGACAGTTATGCTTACTAATGTATGTTTCTTTAATAAACTGTGCTTCTTCGTAACTAATAGGTAAGTCAAGTGTAACTCGAAGGTACATTTTAGGTTTAATAATGTCACTTTCTGGATCAAGTAACTTGCTTAGTGTAGTTGTACGATACTTAGGACAGTTCCACCAGTTGATATACTCGGGTTCTTTACCATTTTCTTTGTCAAGGATCATCATTCCGCGTTCGTCATCCCATGCATCTGCATAGTTGTGTGGAAATGCGTTACCAATGTAATGAATTTTACCTTGCACCTGTCGCTTGTGGAAGTGACCACTAAACACATACTCTTGATTTTTAAAATGTTGCGGGCGTAGATCACCGTGGTCTGGCATTTGCACCATAGCATTCATATAAAAACTTGGAAGTTCAAAATGACCAAACATATATTTGGCTTTAATGTTTTCAATTTTCTTCCATTCGTCGCCTACAAGCCACGGAACAAGTGCTACATCATCTTCTTCGTAGATTTCATCTACAAAAGTAACACCTTCGATGTGTTTGCCAAATATAGTTGAACTTACATCACGTTTGTCTTTGTAGTACAAATCGTGATTGCCTACAAACATATAAAAATTGTCAAATGCTTTGCCTAACTTTTCTAAACTACGAATAGTAGCATCCATAGTTGTTAGGTTAAGCGAATTACGATTGTGATGCCAGTCACCGCAAAAGATAGCGGTCTCGCAACCGTTTGCTTTTGCTTGTTCAATAAACCAATCTATAAATTCTTCGCAATCGTCGTTGTGTGCTCTACTGTTACCTTTTAAACCAAAATGTATATCTGTAAAGACAGCCGCTTTTTTAAACAAAATTTATTCTCCGTACTAAGTTATTGTATTTTAAAGTCTTTTTGTTAAGAAGTCAACCATAAATTACTTGCCTTCTTTTTCTCGCTTCATTGCGGCTTCCCATTCGCCTTGATGCTGTCTTGTATAACTTGGAGATAAGTCATTCATTTCAAGGATGTCGTCTCTAATGTTTTGATTGCGTTTTTCAATGTTGATAATACGTACAAATGAGTTTGTAACTGCCGCTGTGTAGTAAGCAAACGGGTTGTTTGATTTAGATTCATCAAATTGCAAACCGATTTGAGCAAGTTGTAGTATTGCTTGTCCTCGCATTTCGTCATTATAGGTATATCCTCTCACATTTCCTCGTGTTGCGTATCTTTCACACAGTTTCATCCACATTTTTGCAAGTTCATTAGTTGCTTTACCTGCTTTTGGATTAAATGCTCCATTTTCCATGCCGCCTTCCCAGTGACTTTTCCCTACAAGCACTAATTCTCCTTCTTCATTAAATTTATAGTGTTGAAAAGGCGGAAAATTTAGTTTTACTTTGGTGTCTGCAACGGTTTTTGGATTCTTTTTACGTCCTGGCTCATCTGGAATATGGTCAAACGTCATAATACGGAAGATTAGCTCTTCTTTTGTAATCTTTGTGTATGGAATTTCACAATCTGCTTGTTTTACTTTTTCGCCATTGGCTTTTCTGGTTGCATAATCTGCTTGTGAAAGTCTTTTTGCTTTGTTTCTTTTTGCTTCTGCAATAGTTCTAATGTTAATTTTTTTAACATCGTCTAAAATAATATCAAATTGATGATAATCAGGATCAACAAAACTGCAAAATGAGCTCTTAGATTTGTGTATCTCGGCTAAGAGGTCTTTGTTGTTCAAATAGTTTATTTTTCTCATAATTTCTCCATAATACTCGTATATTATAATATACGTACATTAAAAAGTCAACTAAATAATAACACAGGAGAAGAAAAAAATGTCATTTTTAGAAAACGTAGTTCAAAAAGTTGGTAACAACATAACAAATAACATAAAGCGTGAAATTGAAGACACCAATTTTGGCCGCGCACTAAGAATGGTTGGTATCTTAGACGGCGCCGAGCCTCAAGACAATAATTTTTCAGTAGCACGAGCGTTTGATCAAAATTCAAAGGGTGACTGGCGTGTAAGACTGTCTTTACCTCCAACAGGAACATTTAAAAGTAGTAATGTTTTAAATCCTTTACTTGAAACCAACGGCTTAGTTTTTCCATATACTCCGAGCGTGTTTGTTACTCATAGTGCAAATTATAACCAATTGCAACCGACTCATAGTAATTATCCCTTCCACATTTATTCTGGATCACAAGTGGATCAGTTTACAATTACAGGAGATTTTACAGTTGAAAATGCAAAAGAAGCAGAATATTGGGTTGCCGCAATTCACTATTTAAGATCTGTAACAAAAATGGCATATGGTGAAAGTTCTAACAAAGGCTCACCACCTCCAGTACTAAAATTAAACGGATACGGTTCTTTTGTGTTTAATAATATTCCGGTTGTTGTACAAAACTTTAACGTAACATTACCTAACGATGTAGATTATATTCCAACCAGAATGGCAGGCGAAGCATATGCTCCAACCAGATCAGAAATTGCAGTAGCTCTTGTTCCACAATACAGCAGAGATAAAGTTAATAAATTTAGTCTTGATAAATTTGTTGACGGCGGCTACATTGGAACAGGACAAGGATACTTATAATGGCAAAATATTCAGAATCAAGTCCTTGGAAAGATACAAGAGAAATAAGCGGACAATATCTTGGCATATTAAGCATTAGACCAGTTCCGTCTGAATCAGATGACATCGAATATGAAATTGGTCCGCAGTATACATATAGACCAGATCTATTAGCATACGACTTATATGATGATCGTAATCTGTGGTGGGTATTTGCTCAAAGAAATATGGATGTTCTTAAAGATCCAGTGTATGACTTTATTGCAGGTACAAAAATTTATCTACCTAAAAAATCAAATCTAATAACAGAATTCGGAGTTTAATATGCCCGAACCTCAAAATCAACAAGAACGTTTAAGACTCGCAGGGATAGATTCAGAAGACGTAGCCGAGCAAGGCGGCCTAAGTGAAGCATTGGCTCAGCCAGTTGTTCAATCGGCTAATATTACTCTTGATGGTTTAGGACAAGCACTTTCGGGACCTATGGCAGACGTTAAAGGTGCAATTAAATCTTTAGATAGACTTGGAGATGTAGTTAAAAATCCAGGAGCAGCCTTAGGAAATGCTATTGGCGGCGAATTTGGAAATATAGTAAGTGGACTATTAAGCGGTTCTGGGATAGCGTTTGGCGGCGGGATACAAAAAAATCCTTTGAGCAGATTTGCAAGTTATAATAATATTTTTACATTAGGAGTTTTGTCTACAGCAGAAGTTAATAACCCAGATTTAACTTATAGAAAAAGAGGCCCAAGCATTGTTATTTTAAAATCTGGCGGTACTGGAGGAAATCAAGTTAAAACACCTTTAGAAAAGGCAGCAGGAATTACAGGTGAATACTTTATTGATGATGTTGAAATTGGTTGCTTAATAGCTCCTAATCCAAAAACTAAACAAACAAATGCTACTAATATTAGTTTTAGAGTAATGGAACCTTATTCAATGGGTCAATTTTTAAAAGCAATGCATTCCGCGGCAATCCAAGGCGGATACAAAAATTACTTAGATGCACCATACCTTTTACAAATTGAATTTATTGGCTGGGACGATAATGGAAGACCTGTAAACGACTCTCGTTCTCGCCGAATGTTTCCTCTTAAATTTTCTAACGTAACATTTGATGTTGACGAAAACGGAAGTAACTACGAAGTTACTGCTATACCTTGGCATGAGCAAGCACTTACTGACGAAAGACAGCAAACTCCTAATGATACTGATATAAAAGGAACAACACTCCTTGAGCTTTTACAAACAGGACCTGAAAGTTTATCAACAATACTTAATACAAGAGAGCAAGAACAAGTTCAAGCAGGTAACAAAAAAGTTGCAGACGAATATGTTATTATGTTTCCTAAAGAATTAGCTTCAGCAACATCTCCAGGAGCAGAACAAACTGAGTCTAATCAAGGTGCAACTACATCAAGCACTCCGGCAAACGGCAGTGCAAGCGGTAATGCATCATCTGAAGAAAGAAATCAAGAATTATTTGATCAATTAACAGGTACGACTGGCGGCGATGTACCAGAAGATTTTGATGCTGAAGTTAGTAAAATTTTAGGCATTGTTGTTCGTCGAAGTCAGTTAGGAGAATCTATTAGAGAATCAGCTGAAAAAGAAGAAAACGTTAATGCTATTGGCAAAAGTAAAATTGTAAAAAGTTTCTTAGATGAAGGAACACAGTTTTTTGGTAAACCGGCATTTGTAGAAAACGAGGAAAATCCTGGAAATCTTAATAGAGCATTAATTCAAACTTCGGATGAAGGTCGACGAATAAACTTTAAACAAGGTACACGAGTACAAGATATTATTGAAGAAGCAATACTTATTTCAGAATACGGAAGACAATTTCCAACACAATCACCTGACTCTAATGGCATGAAACAATGGTTTAGAATAGAAAGTGATGTTTTTGCAATACCGGGAAATGACAATGTTGCACAAACAGGAACACAAGCAAAAATTTATGTTTATAAAGTTGTTCCGTTTCAAGTGCAAACATCAAGACTTACTTCGCCAACTCAGTCTCCAGCAGGATTTGCAGGATTACGAAATCAGGCTGTAAAAAAATATGATTACATCTATACTGGCGAAAATGACGACATTATAAATTTTGATATCAATATTAATACAGCATTCTTTAATGCTCTTAATGGCGATTTTGGTCAGTTAACACAGTCACAAAAAACACAAGGTTCTGGCGGAACTGTTGCATCACCGGATGCGCCTGTACACGGAGCCGCAGACGGCGACGAATCTAATTCTTCTTCTGCTGGCGTTTCTGGAGCACAATCTGTTCCAAGTACAAATACAGGAGAATCAGGTTCAGGACCGCAAAATCATCCAGAAACGCAAGTTGCAAGATCTTTTAATGATTCAATTGTAAATTCTAATACAGATTTAGTTAGTGTAGAATTAGAAATTTGGGGCGATCCTTACTATATTGCAGACAGCGGAATGGGAAATTATAGTGCAGGCAACGATTTAGGAAAAATTAATTTAACCACTGATGGCACTATGAATTATCAAAATGGTGAAGTTGATATAGAATTAAACTTTAGAACTCCAATTGATATAAGAGATCACGGGTCAATGAAATTTCCAGCAGGCGCTACAAAAGCGATCGGCGCTTTTAGTGGATTATATCAAGTAACACAGGTTACAAATAGTTGGAGTGGTAATCAATTTAAACAAACATTAAAAACAATTAGAAGAAGGAACCAGCCTGAAGACACTGGTGTTGTACCTCTTGATATTGCAATTGAAGCAGTAATTGAAAAAGGTATTGATGCAATTATTTCGCCTTTGGCTTCAGCTCCGGTAGCCGCGTTTAATGGTGCACTTCAAGATATTCAAGGTGAAATTGATGCGGCAGCGGCAACATTATCAACTGGTTTAGGAGGTGCTCTTGCTAATGGAGCAGTAGCACTTGACGCAGGAATTAACGAAGTAACTGGAAACTTAGCCGCAGCCTTAAAAGAAAATATTCCCACTATTCCTTCTCTTGATGTAGAAGGTTCGTTAAGTAGTGCATTAAGTGAAACACCTGTAAATGTTACAAATACTACAACAGATGCTCAGGGCGAAATTGATGATTTTGCAGAAGGACTATAATATATGGTAGATAAGGTTAATACTAATCAACAAGAACGTACATCCAGTGCTGGGTTTAAAGAAAAATTCCCTTCGCAACCTTGTATTGCTATTGTAAGAAATCATTTAGATAGCACATTTATGGGAAGTTTAGAAGTTGAACTATTAACAAAAAGTAATTCTGGTAACTCTACTAATGCCCCAGGACAATTATTAGTAGTCAAATATTTAAGTCCTTTTATGGGTGTTACATCACTTAATGGTACAACTGCAAACGAAGGAGCACAAAATAGTCAACGTAGTTATGGTTTCTGGGGAGTACCACCAGACATTAATTCAAAAGTTCTTGTAGTATTTGCAGAAGGCGGACAAGGATTTTGGATAGGATGTATTCCCGAAGAACATGTTAATATAATGACGCCAGATAGTTATGTTTCAAGTACATACAACGATACTGATCGTACTAAAAAATTACCTGTTGTAGAATATAACAAAAAGGTAGAAACAGGTCAAGGGCGTAACAGTACTAAATTTATAAAACCTGTAAACAAAGATGTATTAGATATTCTAACAGCACAAGGCCTTAACAGCGACGAAGTTAGAGGAACAACAAGTTCAAGTTCGAGAAGAGAACTACCGAGCAATGTTGTTGGACTAAGCAGTCCTGGACCAGCAGATCGCCGTCCAGGTGCACCAAGGGTGCAATATGGGGAAAACTTTGCACAAACACCAATGCCGCAAAACCGTTTAGGTGGAACAAGTTTAGTAATGGATGACGGAGATACAACTTTACTAAGAACAGTACCAGCAAAGGATGGCGCACCTGTATATAAGAATGTAGAAGCCGGCGAAACTGGAGGTGATCCTACACTACCTCATAATGAACTTTTTAGAATTCGAACAAGAACAGGTCATCAAATATTAATGCATAATACTGAAGATTTGATTTATATTGCAAATGCAAGAGGAACAACTTGGGTAGAATTAACAGCAAATGGAAAAATTGATATCTATGCAAAGGATAGTGTCAATGTTCATAGTGAAACAGATATAAACATTAAAGCTGATAAAAATATTAATATTGAAGCAGGTGAAGACATTAACTTAAAAGCAGGTAAAAACGGAAATCTTACAGCCGCTGAAAATACAAATATACGATCAAAACATCATTATGAAACAGCCGATCGTATTGATATGAACGGACCAGAAGCAACAGAAGCTCAAGCATCTCAGAGAGTTCCAGAACACGAACCTTGGGCAGGACACGAAAATTTACATAATTCTACAGTAACTACTCCAGATACATTTAGTCAAAGTAGTACAAGACCTGCTGATTCACAGCCTAATCAGCAAACACCAGATCAAGAACAAGATGAAATTGATGCAGCCGCAGATGATCTTGACGGAGACGGAGTTGAAGCAACTGAAACAACTACAGGAGTGCCAGCAGAAGTTACTTCTGCCGCAGAAGCAGTTCAAGAAAGTTTAAGTATTTCTTCTGTAGGTGATTTAGTAAATGCAGTAGTAAGCACTGCTGAAAAAATTACACACGGAATTGGACAAGCAATAGTTGGAACTATTGATGCAATAGCAGGACCAAGTTTTTTAACAAACATTAAAAATGTTGGCGGCGAAATAATTCAAGATGTATCAACAGCGGCCGGAGATTTATTAAATTTAAGAACAACACTTGCTAAAGGACAGTTACCTACACCTATAAATCCAGCCAATAGTGCTGAAAGTTTATTTGGCGGATCTGAAGATAGACAATTAATAGCCGATGTTGGAGCAGGAAAATATAGCAATGGCGAAACAGTTACTATGTCTAATGGTGATAGATTGCGTGTAACAGAAGAAGATGGAAAATTTAGTTTAGTGAATTTTAATGTAGGTTAAATACAATATGAGCACAACAGAAAAAAATATTTACAAGCAAATAGTAGTACCGGGTAATCAGTCACAAAACGAAGTTCCGGAGCAGAGAGCATATAGAGGAATTAGTACTGTTGATCCTGATGCTTCTGATTTTGTGCTTTATGATATTGCTTTAATAAAACAAGATATTATTAATCATTTTCATATTAGACAAGGTGAAAAATTAAGTGATCCGGGATTTGGTACAATTATTTGGGACGTTTTGTTCGAGCCATTAACAGATCAATTAAAAGAAGCAATAGCTAATAACGTTACTCGAATAATTAACTACGATCCTCGAGTATCTGTTGAAGAAGTAGTAGTAGATAGTTATGAAAGCGGAATACAAATAGAGTGTACATTAACTTATAAACCATATAATATTTCTGAAAGTATGAAAATGAAGTTTGATGAAGATGCAGGCTTTGCAGTTAGAAATTAAGTGCGTATATAATTTAAAAAAATAAATACACTATAACGAGGAAAGCAACATGTCATCAACAGATAGACAAAACAGATTATTATTAGCGGAAGATTGGAAAAGAATCTATCAGTCATTTCGCAATGCAGATTTTAAGTCTTATGATTTTGATAATCTAAGACGCACAATGATTTCTTACTTACGTGAGAATTACCCAGAAGATTTTAACGATTATATTGAAAGTTCAGAATATCTGGCACTTATTGATATGATTGCTTTCTTAGGTCAAAATATTGCTTTCCGTATTGACCTAAATGCCCGTGAAAACTACTTAGAATTAGCAGAGCGCCGTGAGAGTGTACTACGTTTAGCAAGATTGCTTTCCTACAATGCTAAACGTAATAGAGCAGCCAACGGCTTACTAAGAATTGAAGCAGTAAGTACTACAGAAGAATTAACAGATTCTAACAATATTAATTTAGAAAACCAAACAATTCAATGGAACGACCCTTCTAATCCAGATTGGTACGAACAGTTTATTAGAGTTATAAATGCTTCGCTGCCAGTTAACGGAACATACGGTAGACCTATTAAAAAAGGTACTGTAAATGGTATTCCTACAGAACAATATAGAATGAATAGTACAAATACTGACGTTCCTGCTTATAGTTTTACTAAAACAGTTGACGGCAAATCAGTACCATTTGAAATTGTTTCTACAGATATTAACGACGGATCTATTGCAGAAGAAGCACCTTTTCCAGGAAATAATTTTGCATTTCTTTATAGAGAAGATGGCCGAGGAGTAGCAAGCTCTAATACAGGATTTTTTGCACACTTTAGACAAGGTAAAATGGATCAAGGACAATTTAATGTTTCTAATCCTTCTACAAGTCAAGTTGTTGCTATTGATGCAAGAAATATTAATGAAACAGACGTTTGGCTTTATAAGTTAGATAGTTTAGGTAATGAACAAGAGTTATGGTCTAAAGTTGATACAGTTGAAGGCAATAATGTTATCTATAATAGCCTTAATAAAAATATAAGAAATATTTACAGTGTTCTTACACGAATTGAAGACCGAATTAGTTTAATTTTTAGTGACGGTGTTTTTGGAAATTTACCGCAAGGAAATTTTCGAGTATTTTATCGTACAAGTAAAAATCAAAGACTTATTATTACTCCAGATAATTTAAAAGGAATTGCAGTTCGTATTCCTTACATATCCAGAGCAGGTAAAACAGAAACTGTTACACTAACATTTGCATTGAAATATACAGTTGACAATTCGTCAATTTCAGAGTCTAATGCAAGTATTAAAAGAAATGCACCATCAACTTATTATACACAAAATAGAATGGTTACGGGAGAAGACTATCAATTAGGACCTTTAACTGTAAGCCAAGAAATTGTAAAAGCAAAAAGTGTAAATAGAACTTCCAGTGGAATTAGTAGATTTTTTGATCTTGTTGATGCAACCGGAAAATATTCTACAACTAATCTATTTGGCACAGACGGTGCAGTATATAAAGATTACCTATCAATAAAAAACAGTTTTACATTTGATAATTTAACAGATATTGAAGGACAAATAGTAAACACAGTACAACCTATTTTATCAAGTATTAATATAAGAAATTATTACTATGATCAATTTCCAAAAATTTTAATTGAAGATTTAGGAGCAACATGGGTTCCATTAAGTAGCGATACTAATTATTTTACAGGACGTTTAGAAAACGCCGCAGGAGTATTAGTTAAAGTAGGCACATTTACAGGTTCTAATATGAAATTTGTAAAAGCAAATTCGTTACTTAAATTTGTTCCACGTGACGGTTATCATTTTCTTAATGGTAAAGAAGAACCAGGAGAACCAGATTATAGAGGCGGCACAAATTATAAATGGGTTAAAGTTGTTAGCGTTATTGGAGATGGAACAGAACAGCAATTAGACGGCACTGGACCAATTCTATTTAATGATGAAATTCCAGCTAATTCAAAATTAGTTGAAATACGAACAGCATTACCTTCAACACTTACAGATGATGTACAATCTCAAGTAACAAATCAAATTTTTGCATATAAAACCTTTGGCTTAAGATATTCAAGAAACGACGGAGAGTGGAGAGTTATAACAGAAAATAACTTAGACGCAAGCGGTAATTTTAGCACAGGTAAAACTGGAGATACAACAAACCAGCAATTAGACGCCAGTTGGCTATTAAAGTTTAACACAGACGGCGAAAAATATACAATAACTCATAGAGCTATGAGATATGTTTTTGAAAGTGATAAAGATATACGTTTTTATTATGATTCAAGCGACAAAATTTTTAATAACAAAACTGGAAAAATTGTAAAAGATAAAATTAATGTTTTAAACATAAACACTAAGCCTGATAGTAGTGAACCGTTTAACTTAGATTATACTTGGGAAATTGTCGAGGAATATCGTGATGCAGAAGGCTATGTAGATAGTAAAAAAATTCAAGTTAGTTTCTTTGATGATGATTCCGACGGTGTTGTTGATAATCCAGAAATTTTTGATGACATTGTAGATGAAACTACAAATCCAATAGATAAAGTTGTAGTACAAAAGAAAATTACAACAACCGACGGCGTAGAAGATTATGTTTATATTGACAAAAACAGTATTAATTTAAAAATACTTGAAACTAAAGAAAGTCTCGGAGCATTAAGTGCGTATGATGATCAAACGGTATTTTATTATATTAAGGAAGATATTTTTGAAGTACTTAACGGAACTACCAGCACATTGTCAATAACAACTGATTATAAAGCAAACATTGGCAGAGACGGATTAAAATTTCAATATATACATGCCGCAGATCAAAATAGTAGAATTGACCCAAGTGCAAGTAATATAATAGATACATATCTTTTAACCAGAGGTTATGATACAGAATTCCGTAAATGGATTGATGATGCTATAGCAGAAAAACCACTTCCTCCAAGTAGTGACACTTTATATTTGACCTATGCATCAGATCTTAATAAAATTAAATCACTTAGTGACGAAGTTATCTATCATCCAGTTAAGTACAAAGTACTATTTGGAAATAAGGCGTCTACAGATTTGCAAGCTACATTTAAAGTTGTTAAAAACCCAGACTTAGTGTTAAACGATAACGAAATTAAATCAGAAGTTATCAGTGCAATTAATAAATTCTTTGCATTAGATAATTGGGACTTTGGAGAAAGATTCTACTTTAGCGAATTATCAACATATGTAATGAATCAACTGGCGCCAAAAGTTGTTACTTTTGTAATTGTTCCGGTACAAGAAGATCAAACATATGGTTCTTTACAAGAAATTAAATCTGAATCAGATGAAATTTTTATCAGCGGTGCAACAGTGCAGGATATTGAAATGATTGATGCTATTACAGCAGGAAGATTAAAGGCATCAGGTGCCTTAACTACAGGAATAGAAAATTCTACTACTGGAATACAGAGTAGTACATCTATTATTAGTACAGACAACAGTGGAGGTCTTAGTTACTAATGGCTTATAATGATGATCAAAAACCGCAAAATTTACCAGCAGGAAACACTACTCCTCGTAGAAAAAGTGCTGATCACTTACCTCGATATTTTAGAACAAATGTAAACAATAAGTTTTTATCGGCTACAGTTGATCAATTAATTCAGCCTGGTGTTGCTGAAAAACTAAACGGATATTATGGTCAAAAAAATGCTAAAGGATACCAAAAAGGCGACTTTTATATAGGTGATGTTTCTAAATCAAGAGAAGATTATCAACTTGAGCCAGTATCACTTGTTAAAGACGATCTTAATAATATAGATTTTTATGCAGATTATAACGATTATATTAATCAATTAAATTCGTTAGGATCTGCAATTGATGATCATAGTGTTTTAAATAGACAAGAATATTATGCATGGAATCCACATATTGATTGGGATAAATTTGTAAATTTTCGAGAATATTATTGGCTACCTAATGGTCCGCAAACTATACAAATTGCTGGAGAAACTGACGAGGTAACTAAAACATATCAAGTAACCAGTGTTAACAACGGTGAACATTATGGATATGTATTCAATCCAGACGGTCAAACTCAAAATCCAACATTAACGTTATATAGAGGTGTTACTTATAGATTTGAAATTGATGCATCAGGAAATCCGCTATCTTTTAGAACAAGAAAAGAAACAGCACCAATATTTAGACCAAACATAAGTTATTTTAGAGGAGACAAAGTACAATATGAAGGCTCAATATATTTGTGTACTGATAATCACAATGCAGGTAATGAGCTTGACATAGAATTTTGGGATTTAGACACTACATTTAATTTAACTACTAATGTTTCTGCACAAAGTATTGATAATGGAGTTATTGAATTAACTTTAGATGCAAGTACGCCTAATTTAATTTACTATATGTCAGATAATGATGTATTTGCCAGTGGAACAATTAATGTATTAGACTTAGTAGAAGCATCGTCTATTAATGTTGAACAAGAAATTTTAAAATTAAAAACTTATACTACAGGAACTGGAGTATCGTTGTCAAATGGTATGAAAGTAGAATTTGTAGGAAATGTAACACCTGAAAAGTATGCAGAAGGTGCATGGTATGTAGAAGGAGTAGGTTCTGAAATTGATTTAATATCAGAAGTTGATTTAAGTACACCGAGTGCATATACTGATGATATAGAAATAGGATTTGATAATGACGAAAACGGCTTTGGAGTTTTACCGTTTTCCGAAGCAGTTGGATATCCATTAAACAAAGATTACCTTACTATAAACAGAGGAAGTCGAGACGGAAACTTATGGTCTAAATATAATAGATGGTTTCACAAAGATGTTATTGAAAAATCAGCAGAAGCAAACAAACAAGTATCTAACATTGATCAAAGTCAACGTGCAACACGACCTATTATTGAGTTTAACGCTAATTTAAAATTATATAATTTTGGAACTAAAAGAAAACTAACAATAGACTTAGTTGACTCTTTTACTAAAGATGTTTTTAGTACTATTGAAGGCTCTGTAGGTTATAATATTGACGATGTTGATGTTACTAACGGAATGAGAATTCTGTTTACAGCAGATCCAGATCCACGAGTTTACGGAAAAATATTTGAAGTTAAATTTATAACTTTCCAAAACAAGAGACAAATTACATTACAAGAAACTGAAGACACAGACCCATTACTTAACGAAGTATTATTATGTAATCAAGGTACTGTTAATAGAGGTAGAATGTTATGGTTCGATGGAAGTGTTTGGAAATTAGCACAACAAAAAACTGAGATTAACCAAGCACCTCTTTTTGACGTGTTTGACGAAAACGGAAATAGTTATTCAGATACAGAAGTATTTGATTCTACAACATTTGCTGGAACAAAAATATTTTCTTATGCACAAGGGTATGGAGCAAATGATACAGAGTTAGGATTTCCGTTAGAATACAGATCAATAGAAAATGTAGGCGATATAGTTTTTAAATTTAACTTACTTGATGATGTTATTAATTGTGCTTATATTGGTGAAGATGTAATAACTAAACCTTTGTCAGTTGGATATATTAGACAATATCCTAAAAGAAATACTTGGAAAACATTAAG